GTGCCAAGCAATTAGGAGCAACAACTGTTTTTACAGCAATACAAGTTGCTGAACTTCAAGAAGAGTTCGCTAGGCTTGGTTTTTCTACAGAGGAAATTTTAGCAGCTCAAGCTGCAACACTAGACCTAGCAGCAGCTACAGGAGAGAATTTATCTTCTGCTGCGGCTATCGCTGGTTCTTCTTTAAGAGCTTACGGATTAGAAGCAGAACAAATTGTTAGAGTAACAAATGTTATGGGAGCATCATTTACTGGCTCGGCATTAAATCTTGAGAGATTTACTCAATCAATGAAATTTGCAGCACCTGTAGCTAAAACAGCAGGGTTTACTATTGAGGAAACAAGTGCAATGTTAATGCAGTTAGCAGATTCTGGTCTTCATGGTTCTATAGCTGGTAATGCCCTTAAAAACATATTTTTAAGATTAGGAGATGCTAATTCTAAGTTAAATAAAAGTATAGGACATACAGTTCAAGGATTACCTCAGCTTATTGATGAGATGAAGAAAATGAGAGATGCTTCATTTGGTCTTACAGAAGCCACTGAGTTGTTAGATAAAAGGTCTGCACCAGCATTTCTTGTTTTATTAAGAAACATAGATGAGTTGGAGTTAAAGATGGATATACTTAATAAAGCAGAAGGTGATATTAGTCGTATGGCTGCTATAAGGCTAGATAATTTAGCTGGAGATATGACATTATTACAATCTGCAACTGAAGGTTTAGGACTTTCTATTGGAGATGCTTTTGACCATGGATTAAGGAAAGCTATTTATGGGCTGACAAGGTGGATTCAAGAAATGACTAAGAGTGAGAAATTTATCCGACAAGTTAAAGGGTCTGTTGAGCTTTTAACAATGGCAATACAGTTCTTTATCGTAAGAATGGCTGCAATGAGACTTACAATGATGGTTTCTGGCAAGTCTATGATTACTTTTACTACTCTAGTTAAATTAGTTGGTCGTTCATTTACAAGTGCTAGAGCTCAAGTTATTTTATTTAGAACTGCATTGACAGGTATTAAAGCTGCTATAGCATCCACAGGTATAGGCTTGTTGGTGGTCGGACTAGGTGAGCTTGTTGCTTGGATGGGTAAAGGTAGTGATGCTGCTGATGAGCATGCTTTTGCAATGCAAAGACTACATGATTCTTTTACTCAAGAAATGACTGCTGTACAAGAGTTAGGTATTTATACTCAAGAAAGACATGATAAGTTAAGAGAGATGAACTCTACATATAGAGAGCTTATTGGTAATATTGATTTAGAGATAGCTTCTCAAAAAGAATTGAAAGCTATAAATGAGGTTGTTGAAGAAAACGCATTAAGTGGTCTTGGAAATCAAATAGCAGAACAAGAGGCGTTAAGAGATGAGGCTATTAAAACTGCCGCAGCATTAGATGGTGTTGCTTTAAGAAACATACAAAACGCTGAGGCGGCTAGAGATGCAGGTGAGGAGACTAGGAAAATAATGGTGCTAGGGTCTATTGGTAAAGTAAAAATGAATACAGATTCTTGGAATGAGTATATAGAAGAGTTAATACAAAAAAGACAAGATATTGCAACTGAACAAAAAGGGATTGTTGATGATTATAAACAACATATTTCAGATTTAGAAACTCAACAAAAAGAAGAGGCTAATGTAAGAGCTACAGATAGAGGATTAGATGTAAATGCAGAAGAATCATTTAGAATGTCTCTAAGGGATATATATTTAAACAAACTAGAAGACTTTAGACAATATAATTTTAAAAAACAGCAAATACAGGAAGAAGATGCTCAGTTAGAACTAGAGGAACTTGAGTTTGTAAGACAAATGCTTGAGTTCCACGACCAAATACAAAAAGAGAAAAGAGACGGTCAAGAGGCTTTAGCTGAAAAACATCAGGCAACTTTAGATAGAATGTTTCAGGGTTCTAGTCAAAGAGCCCAACAGCACTTCAATAACATGAAAGGTCAATTCGGTAAGATAGGAGTGATGATTTCAGAGTATAGAAAGTATGTTACTAATTTATCTAAGGTTTTAGAAAAAAGTGGTGAATCATATAAAAAATCTGCTCTTTCAGGTTTTAGACTAAACAACACAAAAGATAGGTTAAAGGAGTTGATGAATTTACAAGTAAAACAAATTAACGATTCTTTTGAAAGAGAGATTAGAGCAGCAAATGAAGCAGAAAAGTTTAAACTAGAGAAGTTTGCGAAAGAAAAGAAACTAATAGAGACTAATATAAAATCTATTGCCCAAATTTCTCAACAAGCAAGTAGAAAGCAGATTATAGCTGATATTAAGGCAAATAGAAATAAGTATGAAGTCCTTAAAAATATAGATGAGGCTGAGTGGACTAAAATGATAACCAACAAGAAAGCAAATAGAGAAAAGCTAGATGAGTGGATAGAACAAATGTTTCAAGAGGAAACTAATAAAGCAGCAACAAACGAGCAAATTTTAACAGAAATTAAAAACTTCTATGAGAATGAAAGATTGAAGATAAAGATTGCAAACGACAAAAAGATTGCTGATGTAGAGACAGAAACTCAAGCTCAGAATTTAAGAAATATGGATACTGATTTAGCTCATCTAGGAAAGAATCAGACAGCACAATATAATATATTTAGACAAAGACAAGAAGATGAGGTTGCTTTTATGACAGCACAATTAAACGCTGGGCAAATAACTCAAGCTCAGTTTGATTTGGCAGAAAGACAAAGAGAGGAAGATTTAACTGAGTTTAAAAGAGGCCAGTATCAAGAGAGGTTGCAAGCTATCTCATCAACATATCAACAGATGGCAGCAATGGTTATGCAGATTAGTGCTAACATGGCAGCACAAAGAATACAAGAGCTTGAAAATGATTTTACTGAGTTAGAACAGCATGAAGACAATAAGTTTAGAAGGAGGTTAGAGATTATGGAAGCCGCTGGAGGTGATACAGAAGCTGCTCAAGAAGCTCATAACGACAAAATGGCTGCTTTAGAAAGAAAAAAGGATAATGAGGTTCGTGAAGTTAAGAAAAAGCAATTTAAGTTAGAAAAAGCTAATAATATAGCAATGGCTCTTATTAACGGAGCTCAAGCTATAGCTAAAGTGACAGCACAAACTGGTATTGGAGCTATTGCTGCCGCACCATTAACATCAGCTTTAATTGCAGCACAAATAGCAACAATATTATCTCAAAAATTTGTTGGTGCCAAAGGAGGTATAATCCCTGGAGGAGAACAAAAATTTGCAGACGGAGGTATGGTAGTAGGGCCTAGTCATGCTCAAGGAGGGGTTAAGTTTGCTGTAGGAGGAAGAGTTGCAGAACTGGAAGGTGGAGAGGCAGTTATTAACAAAAGAAGTACAGCTATGTTTAAACCTCAACTTTCAGCTATGAACGCAGCAGGAGGAGGGGTTAGATTTGAGAAGGGAGGTATAACTCCTGGTACTAGGAACGCACTAGATAACGCAAAAGGCACTTGGAACGCACAGGATATTGCAGGATTAATTAGCTCTTCTATAAACGCACAACAGGTTTATGTTACAGAGGCAGACATAACTACTACACAATCAACTGTTAGTATCACAGAAGGATTGTCAACTGTATTTAAATAATTTTTCGTATATTGTAATATGTTTAAAGATTTAAAAAAAATATTCTGGCAATTAATAATTGGAAAAGGCGTTAAATTAGCCTCTAAAGACAAATATGAGTATAGACTATCAATTTGCAGAAGTAATGCTTGTGGGGTGTATAAAAACCCCTTAAAACTTAATCTATTTGAAAAGTGTGGGGATTGTGGTTGTTTTTTAAGAACAAAAAACAAAATTGATGAGTTTTATATAGAGTGTCCAAAAAAATTCTGGTAATATGACGGATAAGATAAAATGGAATTATATTTCTGAAGCTGAAAGGCAAGAGGTTTATGATGATTTGAAGCTTTTTTGGGAAGCGAGAGAATCTAGTGGTAAAAAAAATAGAGAAATTTTAGAAAGGCTTTTCAATTCTTACAACGACTATGTTAGTTTTAAATATCCAAGAGTGGGCTCAAGTATGAGTTGCGGAAAATGTGTTAAAGTTGTTTTACAATTCTTTACTGCCGAATTACAAAAATACAGAGACAATCAGAGTTGATTATGGCGAACAGCATGAGAATAGTGAACGAGTTCCAAGATGTAATAAAGGAAGAAGCTACAAAAAGATGGGGAGAGGATTACACAGTAAAAGACATGGTTTATCATTTAGCTGAAAGTGGAATTATATCTCCAAAAACATTAAGAAATTATATGATGTTTAAAGATTTTGACAAATATATAGTTGAAAATAAAGGTCATATTGGAAACACTTTAATAGACATCTCTATAAAACATAATTTATCAGAGAAACAATGTAGAAACATAATCTACAAACAAAGATATAAGTTTTTAAAAGAGACTAATATCAGATAACTCATAAAACTCAATAGAACCTTCGTTATCCCAAAACTTCTGAGCATACACAGTGTGCACATGCGAATCTTCATCTAAAAAGGCATCCATTAACCCTTTTAATAAATTATCTACATCAGGTCTTTGCTGATGAGGTGTATATAGCATTTGTGCCTTCTTTTTTATACTCCAAGATTTAGGCATTGGTATATAAAACTTAACATATACCTCCTCTTTTAGTTTAAAGTCGTTTTGAAAACCCCAGTTTTTAATATCATCCTTGTACTCCCAGTATCTTAAAACAACAGGTCTTTTTTTCCAAGAATCAGCTTGAGTCATTCTTGGTTTTGCTATAGCAGTTTTAGGGTATCTTATCATTAGTTAACAAGTCTAGCCTCGTCTATCTTGCCTTTTTCTTTTTCTTTTCTTTGACTTAAATTTTCTTTTATGTTTTGAGTTAAAATTTCAAGCTTGTTTGTGCCATCATAAACTAATCCGACCATTTTATCTACTCCTGATAACTCAAGCTCCTCTATAGTTTCTTTAAGTCCTTTTACATCTAAAAATCTACCTCCTCTAGCATTTCCAGTAGCGTTTAAATCTATACAAACCCTATACTTTTCGTTGTTATCTATAACTTCTACAGTTTCCTTTTGATTTACTTTTTTCTTCTTTTTCATTGTTTTTTAATTTATATTCATATTGGTCTTTACATGTTTTATGTACTGTACTTCCATCACTAGCTAAGGTTCTAATACATTTACACCCTACAAATCTTTTGTCACAATTAGGGCATACTCTATTTCTCCTTATTTCCTTCATCTCTTTTTATTTTTTCTAACTCAAACTCTAAATGTGATATAGCTTTTTTTAAACATTCAACTGGAGAATCATGCTTATGATATGCTCGTAATATATATGTTGTAGCGGTAGCAAGATGATAAGGTAGGTCAAAATTATCGCAAACTTTTCTAGCTTCATACCCCTCTTTGCCTTTATAATAATCAGGAACTCTATCATCTTTTATATCACAAGTTGAGCTCATGTTAGGCATGTTCCTGTCATACTCATAATAATATTTACTGTGTTTAGAATCTTTGTGAAGTGTATCCATGTTGTCCTTTGATTTCAATGTCTTTAATTTTAATTATTACCTGATTTTCTTTCTTTTTTATTTTCCTAAGCATTTTGCCCATTAAATGTTCTTTTATTTCATCCTCCTCTGTTGAGTATGCAAAAGAATCTATAGTTGCATATTTTTTTTGAGTTCTTTGCCCTTTATTTTGATATTCAAAATTAACTATAACTCTGTATATTGGTTTTTGTTTACCCTCCATTAATAATCTTGGTATCCATCATCCTCATAATTCCATTGTTGTTCATAAGTATCTAAAAGTCTTGTTTTACTATCTAGCTCTTCCTCTATTTTTTTATTAGACTTATACATACTATAGAACATCCATAAAGCACCAAAGAAAGCTCCCATGCTAAAAGATATAAATATAATTGTAACTGGTTGCCAAACTGTTGTGTATTCCATGTTATTTTTTGTTTTTAAATTTTTCCACCATTTCTTTAATTCTAGTTTCTATTCTTCCATGTATATCTTTTTGATAACTCCCCCAATCACCAGGCCAGAACCTGCTTCTTTTTGATTCTTTTTCTTTTTTTTTGTTTTCCGCATCTGCGTCTCTTCTTTTTTTATAATCCCTGTAAGATTCTCCTTCTTTCCTTATCATTTTGATTTTAGTTTAGTTCTTAACGCATCTCTTTTAGATATTAATTTAGATTTTTCATCTTCATTTTCTCTAACTTTCTTTCTTTTCAGTCTTTTATCTATTTTGTTAATTTCATCAAGATAAGAAATTCTGATTTTGTTTTTAGCGTTTCTTTTGCTCATTTTTTAGTTTGCTTTTTTTCATATTTCAGAATGTTTTCTTGTAGTTTATTATTCTCATCTTTCCCAAAAAGCCATATTAAAAATTTAATCATTTCTTTTGTTTTTCTAAAATTTCTAATAATTGCTGAGGTGTATAAATAGGCAAAGAATCATCAATCTTATTAAAAACACAAATAAAGTTCTTATCTTTAATATCCCACTGCCAAAAAGTGTTTAAATTATTTTTAATATGACTCCTTAAAACTGACTTTATTGTATTATACATATTGCAATATAACAACTTTTTTTTTAAATAAAACACATTATAACATACTTTTTTGCTCTTCCATGATATAAGAAGCATCATCTAAAGGCTCTCCAATCTCACTATACCTACCATTTTGAAGGTTATATTTGAATTGAGCCTCTCCTAATTCTCCAATATGTCTAAACTTAACTTTCTGAATATAAACACTGGTTATTTGATTTTTAAAATCCCTGTAAATAGTCATCCCATTATCCACCTGATTATAAAAATTAGCACTACCAGCAACATCATATAAACTAGGAACATCATACATACCATCATCTCTTTTGCTCATCTTTCTAGGATGTGCCACTAAAAATATATGTATGTCATATTTTTGTTTAAATATAGTTAGTTTAGTTAGAAACTTATTTATATAATTTGTTTCGCTTTGATTCCCTATATCAGCGTTTATTTTATTATAAGGGTCTAAAATTAAAGCGTTAATACCATACCTTCTTATTAATCCTTTTGCGGCATCTAATATGGAATCTATAGTATAAACATCTCCATCAGGTCTAATCCAATGATAGTGATTTGATATAAAATTTTTAGCTAAATGAAGTTCTGATTTACTCATTCTGTTATATCTTTTT